TTTTCAGGCGTTACGCTTGATACTGGTACAAAAGCACCTGGCAGTTCTGCAATGGAGACTTCTGATATGGCATTAAAGCCAAGCATTAGTCAGCGTCCTTGATGGTCAACGTGCCTTCCTTTACTTGTTTTAGTATTTCTGCGTAGTGTCTGTTGTCAGGGTCTAGTGGTATCATCCACATTTTACCATCAATTTCTGCTTTTATATAAGCGTTCTTCTGTCCAGTGTGTACACTATTTTTGTAATATGCTTTTGTAATATTCATTTTATTTTACCTATAGTTCTACGTCACAAGCCCAGTCTGCTGACCAATAATTACCAGAGCTATTATATATTTGAAATGACTGTGTTGAAGCAACTGAAGCATCTACACTAGCACTACCAGTATTATTTGATAACGTCATAGATGCAACAGCCCTTTTTTGTGTTTGTAGTTCTACCCTAATTGTTCTATAGCCTCCTCCACTTACAGCACATTGAAGCAGAGCCTTTCCTTCCTCATAATACCTCTGACATTTTTTAAATGTTGTTTCAAAAGGCTCATGTTCAAACTCTGTTGCGTTCTGTCCTATTTCTAACTGAACACCTGTTAAATAAAAATTATTATCTGTGCTTGAGCCAATATTTATCGTTTGACCAACCGCTCTGTTAGCATTGTTTAAAGCACCCCAAGATGTTTGTAGCGTTCCACTTTTATAGTTTGCTCCTGCAACAAGCCAAAATGCAAAATACATACTGCTTGCATTGTCATTGTCCATTGTTGATCCACCTGTATCTGGTGGAAATGTTACTGTTTTATGCTCCCATGTGTTAGCAGAATTTATAGTATAAGATTGAGAGTTTGTCCTGTATGAACTGTCATTATCAACTAATTCAACACAGGCTGTTCCTGTTACAGTTGATTTTACCCAAAAACTAGCAACTAAAGGTTTAGCTTCTGATGTTCCTTTTTTTATTGCTTGAATATTTTGCCCTTCCATATGTTGATAAAGAGCAGTTTGGTCAGCACCACCAGGTGTTTCTGCTGTCGTACAATCAAATTTTATAGAATTTGCAAAACCATCTGGAGCATCTGAACTTTGTGATTGAGTAAAAGTACCTGAGTACACATTAAAAAACCATCTATCGCAAGTTTTATAACCACTTGTATCTGCAAGTGATGCACTTGAAGTTGCTCGCTGTGCCACATTCATTGCACCATTAATCATCAAGTTCCTATTTACTCCACCACCACCTGCGTTGATGTTGCCTATAAGGTTTGCTAATTCTGCTGCTTTGCTCATGTTGTTACCCTAAGTCTGCACTGGTGCTATTTTTTTAAATATTGTTCGTGAATAATATTTGTTTCTGACATTAATAGAGGACGCATGGTCAAGACGAAACCTAGCTCTAAATGTGCTTGCATCTGTCACATTTGTAAGCATAAAAGCATTTGCTGAAGCATATCCAGTTGCACCATAATTTTCTAATTGTGAATAGTGCCAAGAAGCACTGTACGCTCCACCACTATTCTGTGAAATTTCAATACTAGTTCCTGCGTATGCGTTATCACTTGTACTATACCAACCAACTACATGATGAATTTCATAAAGTCCAGTTGATGGAAAGGTAAATATTCCATTTGAGTCAAAAGTTGGAGGACTACCAACTTGTTTAAATGGAAAATCGGAATCATTGTGCATAGAAGTCCATGCTACATGAGAAGAACTACCCATTGTGATTGTGCCACTGCTTACTGAATCATTATCGCTTGGTGCAAACATAGCTATAGTCATTTGAGTTTGTTCAATCTCACCAGTTGAAGAAATAGACAAAGCCGTGTTAGAGTTGGTTGCGTCTTGTATTGTATTTACTTTAAGTATTGATGCCATTATTACCCCACTAAAAATCCAGTAAAAATTGGTGGATAGAATGTTGCGGCTGTATTAGAATATATGTATCCTGCTGCTACATTAACTCTTACATATTCACTAGCTGAGAGTGAAGCTATACCACTTATTGAAACATTGTAAAAGCCATCTGCACCAGTTACATAAATATAATTTTGAGCAAATACAGTTGGCGAACCAAAACTGCTATCTGTATCTTGCTCAAAGTATACCTTAATTCCTGCGCCATCATCTTGTGCGCCACCACTACTGTCTGTAGTAAATGCATTAAGAGAAAAAGAGTAAATTCCTGCTACTGGGGCTTGAAATTTATTTGTACCATCCCAACAACTGCCCACATTAAATGCAACTGTATCAAAAGTAATATGTCCATTGAGAGAAGTAGCACCTCCTGATACTTTTTTAGCAGAAAACGCAGGTCTAGCAGGAGTTGTAATACGCCCACTACTATCTATTGTCATGGCACTTGTGCCACCACTATGTTTTATTGTATCTACATGTAATTCACTTGCCATTACTGAGCTATCTCCTGTATTTTAATACTGCTTGTAAAATATGAGTTAGAATTTACAACAGCTACACCACTACTTCCAGTCTGATAAACTCTTCCAGTAAGTTTAATGGTTTTTGCGTTTGTATTAGTGGCATTTATAGAACTTTCTTTATTCATTCTAACATAAACATTTGTATTACCAGATGGTACGCTATCAAGAAGTTCATAATCAGCACCAGTATTATCAATATTTGACCCATCGACATTAAAATTAATAGTACATCCGTTATTGATGTTGGAACGATAAATATTAATTGAAACGCTACAACTTAGAATTAAAAGACTAGAAGCAAACTTTGGTGTAAAGGAGAGTGATGAACCTCCTACATCAGCATCTGAAGTACTACTTAATGATGTGTTTGTCGTAAACTGTTGGAAAGAAGTTTGAACAATCATACCTGCTGGCATCTGAATAGTTCCAGATGTACTCTTCCCCTCAATCTTATCTACTAATAACCTACTTGTCATGCTATCCTCAAACTATTGTATACGTACCATTAACGGTAATTGTAGCACTGCTAACTGTTATAGGTCCTGCTGACAATCCGTTTGTACCACTTGGTATTGTTATGTCTGCTGTAATACTGTTGCCGTTTGTTCTAATTATAGAGTCGTTACCCAAGAATGGATACCGTGTATCTGACTCTGCTTTAGTGTAGCTGTTAGCTATACTAAAAGCATCGTATGCTATTATCTCTATTACATCGTTTAGTGATGCTCCTGTGACCAACACAACAGTTGTGCCTGATGTAGCTGTGTAGTCAGTGCTTGGCTTTAGTAGTACACCATTTTGATATACATCTACATATGCACCGTCTGAATAACTCAATGTAAGTGCATTTGCATCTGAACCACTGAAGCTTGTCTGCCCTGCTGTGGCTTGGTAGATGAATCTGTTACGAACCCCTTGGTTGGGCGCTTTTCCTATATATGGCATTAACCTGTATAACTCCCTGATGATTTAAATAATAATATGGTGTCAGTACCAGATGTTAAAACTGTTGGTGAGCCTGTAGTTGTTCCTGAGTAGCTTGCTGTGGGCATACGTAGTATGACTAAACCACTACCACCTGCTCCACCTGTACCTCCGTCAGAACCTGAAGGGTTGCCACCCCCACCACCACCACCTCCAGTGTTGGCTGTTCCTGCTGTACCTGCTGCAGTGCTGTTTGACCCTGCACCTGCACCACCAAGTCCACCTGCCCCTGCTGTATTTTGCTCAGAGCCACCTCCTCCACCTCCACCAAAGTAGAGAACACTACTGCTTACGTGTCCTACGGAGTTGTCTGTAGCTTGTGTTGTGGTAATTATAGTTGTGGTTTTACCTATTCCACCCTGTCCACCTGAACCTGTTGTGCCACCATATCCATTTCCTGCTGCTCCTCCTCCACCTCCAGAGCCAACAGCACCACTACTGTCTGATGGAGAGCCATTTAGATTTTGTAATATATATTGACTATTGTCCCCACCTCTAGTTCCCCCTAAACCAAAAGAACCTCTTGCATTGTAACTACCACCACCACCAGTTCCTGCTACATCAAACTCAGGATTTGTTGCTTGATGACTAGCATCACTGTGATAAGAGCCACCTCTTCCTCCACCAAGAGCTATCACAACAGAATCAATGGAAGTATCACCACCTTTAACTGAAGCAGAGCTATTATTTATACATCCTGCGCCACCTGCTCCAACAGTTATAGTATACTGCCTAGCTAACTCTGCAATATATTCACCTTCAAGGACAACACCTCCACCTCCTCCTCCACCAGTTCCTACGTTGGAGTCAGACATAGAAGCTCCTCCACCTCCGCCGCCACCTACTGCTAGATAGTGTATGGAGTATGGTCCTCCTCGTCCTCTTACTACAGTTAAAGCCATAATTACTCCTAGCTTGGTTTAGTTGGGAATGTAACGCTTGACATATCCAATCTACCGTCAGATGCTAACTTTGGTGACGCACCATCTGGTAAGTCACGTAGAGCCTGACGATACGTTTTCCAGTTACTAGCCATAGTAACATCAGAATTGCCCATCCAATCAGT